AGTTTAGAACCGGGGTTCTGTCTTCTATATTTAGCTACACCTTTCTTAGTCATACCAGCACCAGACTTAGTAGGACGCTTCATCCCCCTACCAATCGTAATGCCTTTCATATTACTAGGCTTTCTTTTTCGCTTTACTGCCATATGTGTACCTATATTTTTTAACTAAATAATCACAATTATCTTTAAACCATGTTTCCCAATCTGGGTAATATTTCTTCTCTGGTTTAATAACATCATGATCTATTAGTGTATAGTCATCATAACCTTCTGTAACAGACTTCTTATACTTTTTATTAAACTCATATGTATTCTCCATACGAGTTTTCATTTCATATATTAATCCTAGCATTCTTAATACATCTTATTAGAGTAAGTAGCATTGCCAAATCCTCGTAAGGCTTTACCACCACCTCTTCGATAAACTTTACCACCACCCATTTTTTTCTTCTTAGGCATAGCCATCTTCTTCATCTCAGACTTTTTCATTCCTTGATAAACAGATTTACGTTTAGCAACAGGCTTACTCATTTTAATCTTCTGTCCCACTCTAATTGCATTAGCATTCTTAATACTAGGATTAGCTGCTAATAAAGCTTTAAGAGTAGTACCTCTACGTTTAGCTATTTGAGAAAGAGTATCACCACTCTTAACTTTATAGCTACCACTTGATGAAGAAGTATCTGTTGCTGCCATTGGAGCTTTTGGTCCTGCTCCTTTAGTTCCTTTATACACTCCATATCCTATTCCAGTAGCTAATAGACCTCTTTTAATAGCTGTACGTCTTGCTTGTTTTCTAGCTCTACTTTGATTTTTACTTATTGTTTTTTCAGCTTTTTTTGTTTTAAGTTGACCACCTTTAGTTACTTTAGTTGGACCTTTACCAGTACCTGCTGCTTTTTTAATACTAGTAACTCCAGCAGCTTTTCTTCCTACACCTTCTCCAACTACATCTTTTTGTTTACCACCAGTAGCAATTCGTCCTCCTTTTAAAGGTTTTCCACCTGCTGTTTCAGATCCACCTTTAGGAGCTTGTTTAACTTTTTGAGATTTAAAATTAATAACACCTCCTGTTCTAACTCCTTTTTTATTTAATTTACCTGATCCTTTTTTAGGTCGTGGCATAATATCTCTAGGTGTAGTTTTAATTTCTTTAATTAGTTTACCAGTTTTATCTTTAACCCCTTTCTTAACAGGAGTTATTAAACTTGATATAGCTTTTTTTATAGTTCCTCTTTTACTTCCATCTTTAGCTTTAACAATTTTACCACCAGACTTTCTTCTTTTTAATCCTCCAGCACCACCTACTTTACCTGTCATTGGTGTTCCTGTTGGATAGTTTGATCCTAATCCACCACCATATCCTCCAGATGAGGGAGGTGTACCTATTTTCTTTTGAGAACCTATACTAATAACATTATCAACAGCTTCTTTACCATATCTTTTAATAGCTGCTGCTTTACCTTTTAGACCTGCAAATTTCCTTATATTAGCAGGAGTAGGTTTTATAGTTCCAAATACTATAGCTTTTTCTTCCGCTATTTTACCTTTTTCACTCATTACTTTACCAAGTTTTGATGCTTTTTTTTCATCTCTTAATTCTTTTCTTTTCTTACTTCTACTTTTTACAACTTTAGATTTTATTTCTGCTGCTTTTTTTTCTTGTAGTTCTTTTATTCTTTTCTGTCTTTCTTCCTCAGCAGAATTGCTTACTTTCTTTTTTTTAGGAACTATTAAACTTGATATAGCTTTCTTTGTAGTTTTTCTTTTACTCATAACTAACTTCCTCCTTGACCATAGTTACCTACGTTCTTACCCTGACTTGTTGAAAAAGATTCACCTTCAGAAAGCTTCTCATCACTTACAGCTTCTATTGGTCCTTGTACACTTGGTCCTTTACGAGCAGCACCATAGCCCTGTCCCGTTGGTCTTCCAAGTACCTTATCCAGATTTACTGGAGTAGGGATTTGTGCTATCGGTCCACCCATTTAACTTCTCCTTTTCCGTTTCTTTCGTTTTGCTTCGCTTAATGCGATAGCGATTGCTTGTTTACGATTAGTAACTTTTTTACCAGAGCTACTCTTTAACTTCTTTCTTTTAAACTCACCCATCACCTTTTTAATTTTTTTCTTTTTTCTTCCGGGCTTCATAATCTGTTGTCTTGCACTTGCTCTACTTACCACGCTTCATAGCCTTTCCATGTCCTCTGATGGCACAGCCTACACCTTTTGGTCTTCCTACTTTACCACCTTTTTTTCTTACAACTCTTTTAGATCTTTCAAGAAGTTCTTTTTTTGTTGGATTAAATAATGCTTTAGAACGATCTGTTTGTTTTTTAAATTTTTTTCTAGTTTTTGTTCTATTCTCTCTAGCTAATTCATTTATTATTCGTGGTGATTGTTTTATAGCTTCTATATACTTATCTCTTTCTTCTTTAGGTGAATCATATATAAATTTAGCTATAGTTCCTAATGAACTTATTCCATAACCAGTAGCAATAGCTGGTCCTACGGCTGGTATTGCTCCTAATGCTGCTCTCTTACCCATACCTTTCGTAAATTTTCCTAATAGATTTTTTAATAACTTTGTCTGTGCTGCTTTTTTTGCACCTTTTTCTGCACCTACTATAATACCCATTTCAGAAACTAAATCTATTACATCATCTTCTTTACCTGTTACAGCTTTTGTAATACTTGGAATTTGAGGACCATCATATCCAAATCCTGCTCCAATTCCAAAACCTAATGCAGGAATACCAAAACGACTTAATTTGCTACGTCCTATTTTCTTTTTCTTAGGTTTAAATTGTTTTATTCCTCCTACTTTATCAGCCATCCTATTCTCCTACGGCTGAGTAGGTGCTAATGTATCAGGACCACCAGCAGGTGATGCAGCCAATGCCATATCATCTTGTCTAGTACGTCTAGCCTGATTGTTAAGTTTTAATATAGCATTTTGATATTCATTCTGCCATATAGGAAGTGTATTCCAATCTTTCATATACATTGTTGACTCTACCATACATCCTGCAAAGAGAGCTTCATAACAATATTC